ATCAACATGTCTAAGATCTCTAAGTCAATCTCTAAAGAAATGTACTCAGAAAGCATGTTAGTTACTTCAGCTTCAGCATCGATTGATTGGTAAGCGTTCAAATCTTGAGCGAACTCAGGAGTCCAAACTGCTTTCAACTTACGAGTCTTAGCAACGATTGCTTCAGACTTCATTTGGATGTTGATTTCTGGAATAGAGATATCAGCAGTTGAGCCGTCCCAATCAGAATCAGTAGCCATTGCGTTTCCATCTTCGAAATCACCTCTTGATACAGCAGATGTTTTCAATGAGTAACCTAACTCAACATCTTCAGATTGGAGGATAGCATCAGAGTTTACAATGAATACTAACGCACCATTAGATGCATCATAAGCAGTAAACTGAGATAATACATTAGCGTTAGTTACAGCACCACCTACGATAGTGAATGATCTAACAGCTAAAGAATCCATTGAACCTGAGATAGCATCAACGTCTAAAGTTACTTTAGATAAAGAACTAGTTGCTGCGTAATCTGAATCATAGTTTACATCAGTAAATAATACTGAAGAAGTTACAGGAGCAAAAGAAGCAGTGTGAGTATTGATAGAGTAAGAATATCTTCCAGCACCGTAAAGACCACCTTCTGCTTCGTTACCGAAGTTAGCTGAAGCATCACCGTAAAGTGAACCGTTAGCAGCGAAAGGAGCTTTTGAATCACCGTATTGGAAATCTAGATAAAATACTAGACCAGAAGGCAAGTTCATAGGCTGTACAGAAACGAATTCTTGAGCAGCGATGTTACCGAATACTTTTCTTACCAATGGTAAAGCAACACCTGCCCACTGAGCACCTGTTCCTGAGAAGTTATCAGTATCTGAGATAGCAGCACCTGCAGTACTTGAAGCCTCTACTACCAATTGTTTTGCTTGGTTTTCAAGCAACATTGACATGTTGTTAGACGATTGTCCTTCCATTCCTTCGAGAAGTCCAGTCTGTCCCCACTTGCTAGATAATCTAGCTGCGTCAGACTGTAAGTTCTTCCAAGAACCAGCTGCGCTTTCTAAAAGTGTGTTTAATTGTGACATTTTTAAATTTACAATTTAAGTTATTAATTATTTAATACCAGCAAGTTTTTGCCATCTAGCTACTTGTGGATTTACATCCACGATAGGAGCTTTACTTTCAGCAATCATACCTGAGGCTTTAGAAGCTCTACCTAAGTTTTCTTTAACTACAGTTTTAGTTGCTTTAACTTCTTCTGTTAGTGTTTCGAATACTAGTTTTACTTCTTTTACATTTGATGCTTTATCAAATGCTTCTAAGACTTTAACCTTTTGAGACTCTTTCAAGTTTTTGGCTCTAAAGATTTTGTTTGAATAAAGAAGTTTAGCGTTAAGTAAGTTAACTTCTTGAAGTTCAGTTCTTAAAGCTTCGATTTCAGCCATGATTTCACTCACGTCTTCTTCTTTAGCTTCTTCAACTTCTTCTTCTTTAGCTTCTTCAACTTCTTCTTTTTCACCTTCCATAGTTACTTCTACTTCGTCTTCGATGTCGATTTCTTCTTCACCTTCAGAATCATCCATGTCTTCCATGTCTTCTTCTTCAGCTTCCATTTCATCTCCAGCTTCTAACTCACCAGCTTCAACCATGTCAGCAATTACATCTTCGATAAAAGATTTTAGATCTTCTTCAGACATTTCTTCAAGGTCGATTTCTTCGTCTTCGTCTTCGTCTTCAACGTCTTCAACGTCTTCAACTTCAACTTCTTCGTCTTCTTCTTCCTTGATTTCTTCAGTTTCATCCATGTCCTCAGCTTCAGTCATTTCTTCCTTAGCTTCGTCCATTTCTTCAACTTCTTTCACGTCTTCTTTGTCTTTACCTTCTTCGAGTTCAGCTAAGATTTCATCAAGGTCTACTTCTTCATCCATTTCTTCAGCTTTCGCTTCGTCCATGTCTGATTTGTATCCCTCTTCCATTTCGTCTTTAGCTTCGTCCATTTTCTCGTCGTAACCTTCTTCCATATCTTCTTTTTCCATTTCTTCCAGTTTGGCTGAAAGCATAGAGCGAAGTTGTGGGGCGAAAGTTTCTTCAAGAGCTACTTTTGCATTTGCGATTGCTGTTTCTTTAATAGTTTTAGCATCAGCAATTGCTTCTTTTAGCAAATCTCTGTTTGACATACCACAAAATTGTTTTGAGGAGTACGGTTATTGGGAACCGTAATAAGAATTAATATAAATGAAACGCCATATAAGAGGATGGCGTATTACAACAATACATATATAAGGGGACATAAAAAACGCTCCCCTTTCGGAGAGCGTTCTTCGGGTAGCGCCTCAATACAGAGGTATTAGTCTAAATAACACGTACATGTATTAGCACATAATATTTCGTTAATCAAGCTGTTTAGGTCTTTATATGGGTCTATGTGAACTTCTTTTCCCTCTTTAATCACAGACATATAAGAACCTGGGTTTGATGGGGTTGATACAAAATCCCAACATAATAGTTCGAAATCATCTTGTACCTCTAATACACCATCTCTATCTTCTAAAGAACCCATACCACGAGATGAAACACCTACTGTGATATTGCTTTCGATTAGTGCTTTTAGAATATTACCTGATGGGGTAGGTAGAATCTCTATTTTACCCATTACTTCATCTCCGTCCCACCACATATCTTTGATGTTATGTGAAACGTTTTTGAGATTAATTACTGATGATTCTGGGTGGTCTAACTCACCTAATGCTCTGTTTTCATCTACAGATAACATATACTTATCAATTTCTCTATCCCAAAGTTCTTTAGGATAATAACGACCATTACCGTTTTTAACTTCAGCAGTCGCTAGTATACCCTCAACCATAGGGTTACCTCTATCAGACATTTTACCTTCTGATAACATTAAACCCTTAGGTTTAAATAATTGAGTTTCTACTAGTACTTTTCTCATTAGTCTTCGTATTGTTCAGATACTTCTGATTCGTCAACAATCTCTTGTTTAACGTATTTCATACCACACATTTTTTCATACACTTTTTCCATCTTGGCTCTACGTTTTTCTAGATCCTTGATTTCTTTTTGCATGGCTTTGATTTTCTTCTTATCTGCTAACTCTGCTAAATCATCATCTTCGTTAACCATTTCTACTCTCTGTGTCTTAGATGAGATTAACTCATCAATAGCATCCATTTGAGCTTCCATAGTGACAGCTTTACCTTCTTTTTCGATTTCAGATAATTTAGATTCTATAGATTCTTTTTTAACTTTTTTCTTAGCTTTAGCTTTTTCGATTTTTTCACCTTTTTTAACTCCAGCTCCAAATGCATCTTCTTCACCTTTGTCTTTAGCGTCTACATCTTTTGAACCTTTATCGTCGCGTTGGAATTCAGAATATGCCTCTATTAAAGATTCAGATATCATATCAACTAGTGAGATGTTACTTTCCTTTAATTTTACTTCTTCCATTTCATCTGATTTCGATGCTTTTAAAGCAACTGCTTCATCTGTATAGCCAATATCTTTAACACCGAACGCAGCATTTTTTACGTAGTAACTTCTATCTTTAGCTAAGTTTTTAGCTACGATTTCTTTTAACTCATCTACGTCCTTGTCTGCATTCTTAGGATCTTTCATTTCCGCGTAGTATCCTCTAAGGAACTGCTCGCCGAATAAATTGTCAATATTCTTATCGTCTTTATAATCGAAAGAACTTTCTTGAGTTTCTTCAACATCTTTAGATACTTTTTTTTCTTCAACTTTTGCTTCTTCAGCTAAGAAATTAGCAAATGCTGTCTCATATGAAGTTTTGGTGGATTCAATCTTAGTGATTGGTTCAAACCCTACAAAATTTTCTGTAATGATTTGTTTTTGTTTTAAAATAGTAGTCGCTTCTTCCTTAGTAGCATGGTTTGTAACATGTTCTGGGAATAGTCTACGGGCAGATTTTAAAAACACATCAGCGTTTCCTTTACCTTCCTTTAATAAATTGTATTGTTCTTGTAGTGTTTTCATGATAATAAATATTATGAATTATTTGCTCCTGTTCCTCTTAGTCTAAGAGTAGTAGCTGTTATTGCGTTTGTTGGTACAAAAGTTAAGTTTCCACCACCTGGTGATACAACTACTCCTGTTTTATAATTATCCTGTACTAAAGAAGATAAACCACTTCCTAAGGTATACACACCTTCACAGTTTTTAGGGGATGAAGAATCATAAGCACCATTACTATTAGGCACTGTCTCTAATACAAAATAAGATGAACCTGACAACGGGTTATCAATAATATAAGTAGTAGAAACCCCAGCACCTATATTTGATGGTTGGAGTTCAATACTTTGGGTTACTGATACATTATAGTTTGCCATTACTCTTCT